CCACTCTACATCTTTAACATTTTTTGTACTAAGTATTTTCATAATATCTGATTCACTTTCACCAAATAACCAAAATGTAACAACTTTACCCTTTGGTTGGGATATATCCATATCTCTCGCTTTGATGTGATACCAACGTTTATTTGTTTCTTTCACGTTTATTAAAACTATCAGCTACTTTATCACATACCCAATCTATAACATCTGTAGATACAGCTAACAAACATATAGCGATTACCCAAACTAAACTATCCATTACTTACCCCACTTACCATTCTTTACGATTGTAGCCATAATACCATAGTTACTCACATCTAAGTAAGCATCTTCAATAGGCTCACCTTGTACAGCATTATCTTTACCACTCATCAATAATGTTTTAAGTCTCTGTATTTTGTCATTCATTCTGAACCAAAGACCTGTGAGTGATAACTTTATCTCTTCAGATGTTACTAATTGTGTACCAACTGAAATATTACCTGGACCGTAATCGTGTTGTTTTCTACAGAATAATTCGTATTGTTCTCGTTGTAACCTCTGAAACTCTGTAGTCATCTCAGGCCATTCTTTTTCCATCTGTTCTACAATCGGGTGAGATTGTAATTTAAATGTAACATCTTTTTTTGTTGATGCTTCTTTTATTGCTTTAGGCATAATAGCTCCTATGCTTTCTTTTCGTTATCATAAGGAAATGGTTCTTCATATACTGATTTCATTCTTGATGCATCTTTCATCCAACAAACAAGACTATATTTTATACCACTTTCTAAAGGAGATACTCTGTGTGTAGAGTGTCCTGAATATGATACACCGTCACCTTTGTTTAATGTTAATTTAGGGTTGTTCTTTAATTGAAAATCTCCACCTACGTGTTCATCAGAGTCACTTAGATTAATAGAAAACGATACATAACTTATTCTACCTTCAGCGTGCCATCCAAGACCATCGCCTTTATTTCTATATTTCATAATGTGCCAATGATGAGGTAAATTTATTTTTTCATCATAATAATAACACAATTTTTTATGTAATTTCAACAAGAAGTGTGGATATTCTCTAAATGTCCAATATTGCCTATCTACTTCATACAAGCCTTTGTTTTGTCTTCTAAGACTTACAAGTGGAGAAGTATCTTCTTCAAATACATCAGTTAAAGAACGTAAAAAATTACATTCTTCATTACTTAAAATATTTTGTATCTTCAAGTCAGGCTTAGTAGGATATATTAAGTCTTGACCGGAGTTGTTTCTAATTACTTTATGTTTACTCATATTATATTATTTCGTCAATTATTCCTACATCAAGTGCATCTTTAGCAGTTAAGTAACAATCAAATTTACTAATGTTTGTCCAATAATCAAAGTCTTTTTTTGTAACTTCTGCCATTAATTTATTACATCTATCAGTTAAGTCTTTGAAATGTTCTGATGCTCGTTGAAAGTCAGCAACTTTTTCTTGTATACCAATTTGTCCATCGTGTATCATTATACTTGAGTTTTTATGTGCTTTTCGAACTCCTGTTCCCGCAGCAAGTATTACTGCTCCTGCGCTCATACAAGTTCCAAGGCAAATAGTATTTACCTTTACAGGCATACTTCTCATCTTATCTATGAGTCCAAACATAGCATACGTATCACCACCAAACGAGTTGATGTTAATAGTAATATCCATACCAGGATTAAATCTATTTAAGATATCCATATGAATAGCACCTGAGTGTAAAGTCTCACCTCCAACATCACCTGCAAGATATAAAGTGTTTGTATCTGTATTAATACCCCATTCAAGTTCTTGTATTAACATTGAATGAAAGTTTCTATCGCCTTCGTTTACTCGGTTTTTAAGATTCATAATCGTATACCTTACGTATTTCCTTTTCGGTTATGCCGTATCTTGTTAAGTGTTCATATAATTCTAATTTACCACCTGCAGAAATCATATACATCTCCATAGCTTCATGGGCTTCTGTTAGTGATATTTCAAAGTGTTTTGAGATTATTTCTAACCATTGTTTGGGCCAATTCATACTTTTATCCTTACCTATGTATTTAAAAAAAAATGATTTATAGTTCGGCAATAACTCTGACCACAATAAAAAGTGATACTTATCTTTTAGTTTTGCTGAACCCTGTTGTATCTGTACATCGTTTACTGAAGTAATAAAATCAGGTTCCATTGACAGATATCGATTAATCATATATTGACTATACTTCTTCTTACTATCATCAAGAGAGTTCCAAAATTTTTCATTCTCTTGATATTGTTTACTTGTGATTCTCTTTAAAAAATCATAAAAGCTTTTAACGTTAGCCAAGAGTACTTGCCTCCCGTTTAAACTTCTCAGGAACTTCGTTGCATTTGATACACGCATAGACTTGAATAGGAACTATTGCTTCTTGTCCTGTAGGAGATACTAATGGAGATAATCTCTTCATTGCCATTACAGGTTGAAAGTATGTACTACCACAATCTTGTGCCTCGCACGTTATATCTTCTGCTTTACTTATGTCTACTTGTACTTCTTGTTGATTCATTTTAAAACTCCTAATATTTCTACAAACATAGCCATTATGTTAATTTCTTTATCAACTGCTAAACTATCCATATTTTGATAACGAGCTAATAATAAAATTATGTCAGCTTTTTGACTACCTTTATCTGCTAACTTATCTAATCTGTCATACATTAAACTAAACAAAGGAGTAAAGTCTCTAACTTTATTCTTCATCAAAAGTTTACGTACAGCTACAAAAGCATCTTTCTTGTTTAGTGACTTGTCACCTAATAGTTCAATCAGTTTCAACTTGTAATCTGAATCTCTTAGTTCTTCTACACCTGAATTTAATTTACCATCAATAGATTGTTTCTGAAGATAGTTAATTACTCTTCTGATATCAGGATAACAAGCGTCTATAATTGTAGCAATAGTCTCTATATCGTATTCAACATTTTCTTGTTCAAGAACTTTTACACAATGTTTACCTACTTCAGCTCTGTTAGGCGGAATCAATTCATAATCTTGGCATCTACTTTGTAAAGGGTCAATGACCTTTTCTTTATAGTTACAAGTCAGTATAAATTTACAATGTGATGAATAAGACTCCATTAGATTCCTAAGTGCGGCTTGTGCTGATGCGGACATATAATCACACTCATCTAATATAACAATTTTTATATTAGAGATAGCAGTAGAATATGTCATAGCAAAACCTTTTATCTTAGTTCTGATATTATCTACGCCTGTTTCATCTGATGCATTAATGTATAGATAATCACAATCAATATTCTTTACAAGAATTTTAGCGAGTGTTGTTTTACCTGTACCTGCTCCGCCATAAAACAAGTAATGAGGTAAATCATTTTCTTCTATGTTTCTATCTATTTGCTTCTTCAGATGTTCGTTTCCGATGTAGTTATCAAGAAGAGCAGGACGATACTTCTCAACCCAAAGTGTATTTGTTTTACTCATTATTTGTCCATTGCAACAAGAAAGTAGTCAGCATTATAAGAATTTGAAGAGAAAGAACACTTCAATAATCCTGCTGAACTAACTGAGATAGAAATACTATCTGAATCTTTATTAGCATTAATAATACTTCTTAGATGGTCTGATGCGAATGATAGTCCATCTATGTCACCACTGCTTATCACTTTAACAGGAACTCTTATCATATCAAGATTCTTTGTTCTATCATAGTTTACGACAAGTTCGTATGAATCATCACTACCTACTACCGTAAAATGATTACTTTCAGTAATAGCATTACAGCCATTTACAAATGCTACTGCGGCTTGCTTTGTCATCTGTAGAACTAATTCAAAGTCAGGAACATTTTTTAATTTAGCACTCTCGCCAAATATAGATAAATCTCCAAGATTAAATTTAACTTCTGCGTTATCATCCTGTAACTTCATAGCTATGATTCTATCTTCGACTTTTTGATAATCAAGTTTACAATCACCATTCAATACTGATAAGATTCTAATTAATCTTTCAGTATCTACTATGCCTAAATCTGCATCAGGTTGTGTAAAGTTATTAAATTTTACTGAACCCAACATTTCTTTACCTTCAGTAGTAAAAGAAGTGTGTAAAGTATTGTCTCTAACTTTCCATATTGTGTTTGATATCAGACCGCCAAGATAATATTTTGATATGAAACTATCTAAGTATGTTCTATTCATTATTGTAACCTCTTATTGTTTAATTTAATTGTTCTAAGTATTCTAAAATTTCGTACTCTGTTTCCGGAGAAGGGAATCCTGTAAACCCATTCTCATCAGTTATCATTACAAAAGGGAGAATCCCGATATCATATCTAAGTTCGTGTAAAACATTTTCTGCTTTTAAATATTCATCATTGTTTTTAACATCTGAAATGTCAACTAATTTATATTCAAATTTATATCGTTCCATAAAAGAAACAGCATATGCACAATTTTTACAACTCATTTGTGAATTATGAAATATTCTCATCATTAAAAGAACCTCTCTAATGTAAACTTTTTATCTACCGGTTTAGACCAACCCATTGCTTCGTAAAACATCATAATCTTTCGATGTAGATTTTTATCGTACATTTTGTCATAGTCAATGTAATCACGAATGTATTGTAGAATTTCTATAGGGTCTTCATAACCTTTGTATGCTAAACTTTCGATACCTAATGGGTTCTTTGTGAGATAGACCCATCTGATTTTTTCTGCTGAACTTATTAATAAGTATTGTTTAGAAATCTCAAAATGTAATAATAAATCATTATAATTTACAGCAGACTTAACGTGTACAGGAGCTCCTGATTTGAACTTACTAAATGTTTGTTTTTTTAATTTACGTTGCGTATACTTCTTCAAACTTTTAATACCTGTAGGCATCGATATATTGTCAATAGGCATTGTATTCATAGAAGACTTAAAATTTAAAATTCTGTCATCAATCTTCTCTTTAGGAACGTTAGCAAGAACATCATCAAGAACTTCTTTTAAAAGTTTACCACAAGCCTTAGGAAAATTTGAACGAACGGTATCAATACCTTTTACCATAACCTTGTTGACATCAACTCCGTTATCATTAATTATCTTCATACCATATCGTTTTTTAGCAATAAACAATCCTGATATAGCAATAACCTCTTGTTTAATTTCAAACTTATGATTCTTAATATTACAAAACTTCTCACCAAAATAATCATAACTCTTATTAAGATATGCTTGTAGCTCTGATGCTATTGTAAGAATACGTTTACTCATCATTGATTTTGAATTAGTATTCTCATTCGGGTATCTATGTTTTACTAATGGCAACGCAGATGCGAAAATAGAATCAGTATCAATATAAATCACGTGGTCGTCATCAGTTCCTAATTCATTATTGTAGAAGTGATTAGTAATAGTTTTACTAAACTTGATTAATGATTGACCTGTTAGTGTAGTAGCTTCAGCATTATCAATATCATAGAATCTAAATACTGATAACCCAAGAACACCATATAAACTATTTAACATAATTTTTTGAATCAACTGCCTTCTATCAAAATATTCATAACGTTCTGTATTACCATCGTTACCAAACTTCTTTGCTAACTTACGATATTCTACTCTTTCATCAAACCACTTAGAAAGAATAGCGGGAATCAGACCTGTTTTGTCAGTACGATATAATACACCATTTGCTGAAATAGAAATCTTATTATCTGTTACGTATGATTTAAAGGCTTCATAACTCATTGATGCTACTTCGTTACCATAGTCATCATTAATTTTATATACCTTTTCTACTTCTCGAATAAAATCTTGTTCACTCCATTCTTCGAGTTTACCTAATTTAGTTTCAGGTGATATGTTCAGAGACATAATAACAGAAGGATACATAGATGTAACATCTAAATCAAATACCCAATCGTGTTTACCCTTTTGTGGTACTGCTACGTGTGCACCTGCAAACTGAAAGTCTTCTGCTAATTTAGGTTTAGGCTTTTTGTCAGGAGCTACAATCCCAAGTTTTCTCAAATAAACTAATATAGCACCTTCAAGATATCGTGATGATGTAAACACATTTTCATAAGGAACGTGTCCGGAGTGAGTTAGTGCTTGTGTAATACTGATGAAATCTAATTTCTTATTGAGTTTGTCTACGATTGCTACATCTTGTACGTTGTATAAAACAAATTGTGTTCTATCATTATTGTATAAATCATTGAGTGTACCTTCATACTCAACTTTATTCTCTCCGAGTTCTTCTTCTGCTATAGCATCCAATCGATAACTTGATTTCTCTGTATATGTAAACTTACGATATAAAAATAAATAATCTAAATGTGATACTCCTGCTATCCTATGTTTACTTTTGAAGTCTGACCATTGTACGATTCCTATAGGACTAAACATAGACGCTACTTTTTTACCTACTATTTTACAAGCACGATTATATAAATAAGGAACATCGAATTTCTCTGTATTCCATCCTGATATAATAGTCGGATTTATTTCTCTATATCTTGCGAAGAATCTTTGTAGTAAATCAAACTCTGAATCAAATGTCTCAACATTAAAATTATTTCTAAGTATATCAGGATGATTTAAATCAACTTTGCCTTCAGGGTCTAATACTAAACAATGGTATGTATCATCTGTACAATCATTAAAACCTATTGATGTTACTTCATTAGGCGCTTCATCAGGACTCGGAAATCCTTCTGTAACTTTTACTTCTATATCAAAAAATAAAGTTCTATGTCCTTTTGAAATCTCATCTGAGTCTGCATATCTGTCAACTAATACACGAGTTTCTGCAGGTACATCTGATTCAAATAATCCACGTTGTTTAGGGTCGTAGTTATATACCTTTGTTAATTTATCTCCAAATAACGAAGTATAGGTACCCGTAGGTGACTTCTTGTAGGCATACGGCTTAAACTTGAAAGTCTCGTAACCCTTGACATCATCCCAAAGATGAACTTTTTTAGTTTTTATTTCGAAATAAATATTTTGATACATTAATTGCCTGTCGAGCCAAAGCCACCGTCACCACGTTTTGAATTACTTAATGTGTTTACTAACTCTACATTAATAAAATCTAAATTAGCTCCTACTACTTGAAAAAGTCTTGTATGTTTTTCAATAATAAAATCTTCATCTGATAAGTTATCTACAGGGACCATATAGTTTCCTCTATAACCCGCATCCATTATACCTACAGAATTAGCCATTCTCAAAGGAGTCTTTATTATTGAAGAACGTGGAACGACTTTATAAGATAAATACCTGTCTTCTATATTCATTCCTTGTAACATTTCGGGTGGTATGTTTTGTGTTAGTTGTTTATTAACTGCTTGGCACATCTCTGCTTGTATCTTTAAATCTATTTTCATTCCTAATGTTTTTCCTGGCACAACGACTTCTTCAGGAAAATATAAATCTACACCCGCATCGCCTTCTACGTTTACTCTTTTTTTATATAGTGGTTCTAAAGATTCATCCAAGACTTTAATTCTTAGTGTATTCATAATTATACTCTCTCAATTTACGTTTAAACTTACGAAGAAAACCTTTAAAGGTCAAGTGTTTTTTTGAAATAAATGGGGGGAAATTAATCCCCCCGATTTATCATTTTAGAAATTGACTGCTAAGCCAATATTGAAGTGTCTTGGTGTACCCAAGAATACTTCAGCATTATGAGGAGCGTGAACTTTGTCACCATACCCATTATACTTTGAATTATCAACAGCATCTTGAACATAAACACCATCAAGTGCGTTGAACATATGAGCTGATATAGTCATATCAAGTCCTGCTATCTCAGGTAACTTATAAGAAGCGTGTAAGTCTAACTTACCATAAGATGGAGTTTTCCATACTTGCGCTCTATCTGCGTCACCATCAACTTCACGACTATCAGGAGACCAATCTGAAAAGTGATTATCATACCACTTGTACAGACCTTGTACTCTTAAACCATCTATTGGTTTTAGTGTAAGACCACCAACATAAGATGTCTGTGGCATATCACCAACCATTAGTTTGTCAAGAGCATATCTATACTCAGTAGATGTTTGACCAATGATTTGATTATCATCATTGTATTCCATCTCAGTATAGTCACCATTAGCATCTCCATCGAAATACCAATCACCTAAACTTACGATGAAGTCAACATCAACCATTTCGTGAAGAGCCACTTTAGACTCAATCTCTACACCTGAGTGTGATTGATTTACACCTGTAAGATAAATGATGTCAGTATCACCTGAGTCACCTTGTCCTGTAGTAACAGACTTAGTTAGGTTTCTGTCTTTCCATTGAGTGTTATAATAACTACCCTTGATAGACACTAACCCACTATTATATTCACCACCAATTTCCATTGATGTGAATTTCTCGTTATCAGGATTCTGAGAAACATTACCATTATAATCGATAACGTTATCTAAGATTGGTGGCTTCTGAACATATCCAAGATTAGCAAATGCTGATAGTCTATCATCAAGATTGAATCTACCACCACCTTTAACTTGAAATGTTGTGATTGCATCTGCTTCGACAAGTTCTTTCTCTACAGAGAAATGGTCTTGATAAGTATATCCAATAGTAGATATTCCACCCATACCATATAAACTGAACTTCTCAACATCATACTTACCTTGTAAGAAAGCACCAAACCAATCAACCGTTGTTTCGTTGTGATAAGCAATTATGTCGCCTAAACCAACTTTCTTTCCGTCAGGAGCATTGTCATCAGCATAGTCTACATAGTAGTCACCGCCGAGTAAATCACGAACTTCACGAGCGTGTTCAATACCGGCTGTTCTCCAATCAATACCAACTTGAACTTCAAGTTCGTCTGATACATCATAGTTTAACTTTGAAATTAAACCATAAGTGTTCTGTCTGTTGATTGAATTACGAAGTATACCTGTTGAACGATTTTCTGTGTCTGAAAAAGAAGAATCTACATTAGCAGAGTTCTGTGCTATTTCAGCATTCCAATCCCAAGTCCAAGGTGAACTTGCATACCAAGGGCTTCCTTCTATCGCGGGCATCCTACTTACGCTACCATAAGTTCCTGTACCACCACCGGAACCACCGCTCCAATATGCTACTGAACTTAACCTCATATCGTCATTGATATCAAGAAAGTGATTCAAGTTAACGAGAGGCTTATGAAAGAAATTCTCTCTTTCATTTAAGAAATCAGAACTATATCTATCCTGTGTTTTATCACCATACATATAAAAGTATTGTTTACCTTTATAAGAAGGGTCTACAGGAGCGACATTCTGATTATAGAACCTACCTGCTTCAGTTTCAAACTTCTCGCCTGAAACATACGCAGAATCATTATAACCATCAATACTACCTGCTAACTCTTGAGAGTAAGTAGCAATATTTTGCTTATATAAGTTCTGTCCGTGTCTTTGTGGTGCACCGATTCCATACAACTCGAATCGTTGTTTATCACTAACGGCATAACTTGCACCTGCATAGTAAGCCCACGCATCTGTCCAAGTTCCGTCAATGAATCCATCACCGGTTTTTCTAACTATAGTTCCACTCAAAGCTAACTTATCATTGATAAGACCTGAGTTATAGTTAATAGTAGATTTAAGAAATCCTCCCTCACCTACTTCTTGTTTGAACTTACCACCTTTCTCCTGCGCTGCAGGGTCTGTGATAATATTCATAGTTCCACCAATTGATGGTGTTGCGAGATTAACAGCTGATAGACCTCTTTGCATCTGAATTGAAGAAGTAGCATCACCTACTCCGTCCCAATTAGACCAATAAACCCATCCGTTCTCCATATCATTCTGAGGAACACCGTTTATCATCACAGCAACATTTCTTTGGTTGAAACCACGTACATTGATACGAGCATCACCCGCACCTCCGCCTTGGTTAGTTGCATATACACTTGGTGTAGTATTAAGAATCATTGGAATATCTTGACTACCAAGTCTGATTTCCATCTCTTCTTTACTAATATTAGTGTAAGCAACAGGTGTTGTTTCATCAGCTCTTGAAGCTAAAACTTCAAGTGCCGACATCGCTACTACATCAGCTTCTAAATTGAAACTAACTGAAGCAACTATATCGCCAATCTCTACTTTTTGAGTTTGGGCGATGAACCCGATGTACGATGCAGTAATATCAAAGTTACCTGAACCTGTTTCAATAACGAATTTTCCTTCATCGTCACTTACTCCACCAAGTTCAGTTCCTTCAACAACTACATTCGCTCCAACGAGTGGACCATCTTCAGTACCAACATATCCTGTAACTGCTTGTCCGAAAACAAGGCTAAAAGACATCATTAATACTGAGATTAGATTACGATAGTTCATAATCATTCTCCTATTGTTGTGTTGAACATTGGCACATTTTTCTACAGGTGTGCCGTCTGCCTGTCCGCTTTTTATTAATTTGCATAGTCTTGGTCATCGTTATCACCTGTCATTGGAATAATTTCACAAGAATCATTATTACAGAATTTATCTACATCTGCTTCTTCATTCTTAATTACACCAAATGATAGCTTACCGATTTTCGAAACCTCTTTTTGATAAGTCTTCTCATCAATAGCTTCGTAAGGCATCTGTTTGTAAGCACCTAATTCGTGTCTTGGTAGCAAACTTATGCCTTTTAACTGATATTGATAATAATTCAAACAAGGGGCAATTTGTTCTGATTCTGTTTCAGGATTGAACGTTACCGTACAACTAACTTGATTATCAGCCCAATGTCTTTGCATAAATGCTGCTAAAGAGAATTGTTCCCATATTGAAAGTTCTCCTGCTGTTTTGATATTCTCACCAACATCAACAGGAACTTCTACAACCATTGTTGTGTCTTCAGAACCAAATGCTGGTTCTATATGATAACCTGCTTTTTTCATAGGTTCTAATAAATCTGAATGTTTTGATATTCTCATTCTTCTTTTATAAAATCTTGATTCAGGATAATGGAGACCAGGTGTAGCGCCTGCTAATAATGAAACCGTTCCACTCGGTTTAACACTTGTAGTCTTTATAGAATTAGGTACAGCCATCCAATCAGAATATTGTTTATCCCAAGCTTGAATAACATCGTAACCATCGTTTAACCAATTCTTCAGTTCATCTAATCCACGATTAGTAATAAACTGAGCTACACCACTTACACTACAACCAATTCTTCTGTTTCTTAACATCACACGATTTGTATCACTCCAATGAGTTCTACCTAATGTAACCGTCTTTGCATATAGATACGCATATTTTAGGGTACGTGCATAATCGTCAAAGTCTTCGTGATTGTCAGGAAACGTTTCTACTAAACAACATAACTCGTAAGATTCAAGTGTCTGCTCTAAACAAGGATTACCACCCATAGCTCTATGGTCTTTATCATCACCCCCATTTTTCATTCTTGAATACTTCCTCATATTGTCCAACCAAGCAAATCCTGGTTCTCCATTATCATTAATTCTTTTTGCTGCTTCTGTATAATCCATTCCTAACTCAGCAAATATACTATTGTTAGATGTCCAACCATATTGGTCACGATGTGGATTAACTTTATAATTCTTTAAATCTAAATACTCTTCATTGTCCGGCTCACCAAATACAATCTCAGCAGTTCTTCTAACATTACCTGCTACAACACATTTACCGATTAGATTCATTATATCTACGATTGTTGTAATTGTAATATCTTTTCCACTATTCTTTTCTAAAACTTCAGAGATACTATTATGAACTTCTTCTAACGGGTCAGGTCCACTTGCTACTCCACCGAAACCACTTATCGGTTCTCCCGCAAGTCTTATCTTTGAGTAATCAAATTTCATTTTACCTTGACCATGAAAATAACTTTCTAATAATAGTTTCATCGACTCAACCCAACCTTCACGAGTATCAGGTATTTGAAATACTTGTTCATTTTTCTTTTTGTCAATGCCTTTAACTACTATCTCTCCTGCACCCTTTGTATCAAATCCAACTCCAACACCTAACATACTTGCATCCATTAAAAATGTAAATGGTTTAGCATAGTCTTCTTTTAGTGTTTTTGTCGATACAAATGCACAATTATTTAGGGCGGCGTATAATCCTTTTTCTTCTGTGATAGGTGTACCCATAGCCCACAGACCGCGTCCAGGAGGCAAGAATTTCATTGTAAAAATTCGCTCATACATTTCTTGAGCAGACTTTTGAGCTTGCCACGCATTCCACCCTAATTGGTGTGATTCAATCCAATCTTTTTGCATAGAGTAAGTTCCCTCTACGACTCGTTGTACCGTTTCCCACCATCGTTCATTTTTACCATTTTCTTTGATTCGTGAGTAGGTTCGCATATAAACTAATTCACCTAATCCGTTAAAACCGAATGGTGCCTTTTTGCGTTTGTATCCGTTAATAAAATTTTCTGAGAGTTTAAATTTTTCCATTTCTGTATCCTTATTAGTCTTTTAAATCGTAACAAATATAATTAGAATATATACACATTTTAATCAAAGCCTTTCATATCATTATTGTTAGTTTTATAGTCTTTATATTTCTGACCTAATGATTTTCTTAAAAACTCATCGTGATTATTCATTTTACCTTGTACGTTCTGTCCTTGCTGTGTCTGTTTGTCGAATATTTGAATGTGTCCTGTATTAGTATTTATAGTTGCGGGAAACGTAATACCATCGACACCAAATCTATTTTTAATTACGTGAAATCTGCCTGTGTTTGCTATCTTATCTTCTACTTTACGACTCATACTGATAACGAAGTCAGCAGTCATTACTTTACTATAATCTTCAGCTACCTTACTTGCGTCAATAACATCTTCTTCAAGTGCTGAACGATTTGCTTGAGAAGCAGTCCATATTGGAACTCCAAATTCTCCTGCCATGCCTCTCAAGTCTTCATATATGTTACCAAGTTGATGTCGTCTTTCTGTAAAGTTACCTATCGGCTTTAATATATCAGCATAATCTACAATAATCATATCAGGAAGTTTTCCTTGTAATTCCATTTGTTTAATATGTGCCGCGAGTGTTTGAACAGAAGCAGTTCTTGTAGGATAATACTTTATTAGTAAGTAACCTTTTATCGCATCTAATTTCTTTTGAACATCATCTTGATAAAACTTTAGATTTCCTGTAGGGACTCCTGAAAATATTGTATCGTATCTCAAACCAACATACTCAGCATTTAATTCTAATGTGTAGTGTGCTACACTCAATCCTGCTCGAACACAATTAGCACCTAATGCTTGAAGAGTCCAAGACTTACCGATACCTGCGGGTGCTACAACAACACCTAACTCTCCGCCTGCCAATCCACCATCCATAACTTCATCAATAGTATCCCAACCTGTTTTTACCGTATCACGTGCTGATTGATTCAATCTCTCTTCAAGTGAAATTAAATACTCGTGTCCAAGATTTCTATCAGTACCTGCTCTTAAAGCATCATCTATAATTCTTTTTATACTATCATAATCTTTACCTTCAAGTAAATCTACACTCTCTATAATAGCATTTTTTAATGTTTGATTTTTACAAAATCCAAGTACTTGTTCTTTAACAAATTCTAAATCTGTAGCTTCTATATGTCGCCAAGATTCTTTTAAACTTTCTACTACTGCTACTTTTAAAACATCGTTACCTATTTCATCTGTTTTAACTTTTAATACTTCAAGTGTAGGGACATTTTTATACTCTATAAAATATGCCATTATAGTCTTTACTAAAAACTTATTTGAATCTGATTCAAAATAGTCAGGATTCATAATATCAGAAATTTGTGCTGTGAATGTATTGTCACTTAATAAAGAAGACACTACTTTCGATTGAAACGTAGGGCTATATTGATTTAAGTTTTCTTTATTCGCCATAAAGTTCCTTTTTTAATTTTTGATTTTTTTTACTTTGATATCGTTGTCTTGCTTTATCCAAAACTCTATGCCTATTTTTTAAATAATAGTTTTGAGACCACTTTAATTGAGCGGCTCTTCGTTCTTCGTCTGTTTTATATTTTATTTTTCTACCCATTTCTCGTAAGAATATCTAATGAAGCCCAACTTTCACGTAACCACACTTCTAAGTTTTTTATCTCATTAGAAAATCCGTCTTCAATATACATTTGTCGAAATTTATAACTATTTAAGTGATGTGGCCGATTGTCAACAAAATCAAGAATTTTTTGTTTCGCACTGCCACTTATAATTATCTCTCTCAAATCCATTAATTCAAAATTTCTTTTTAAAATGTCTAAATTATCTGATAACCTGTTATCTCTACTAACCAATTCTTTTAATGAAACAGGTTCAGTAGCCATTTCAGGACATATCTTCATTAACGTTTTCAATCCGATGCCTCGTACACCTGGAATATTATCAGATTTATCACCATCAACCATTCTGTACATCAAGAAGTTTTCAGGATGTATATCATACTCTTCCATTAAAGTTTCAGTAGTGTACAACTTCTTCTTTGAAGGGCTATAAACATTTATTCTGTCATCTACTAATTGTAGAAAGTCTTTGTCTGTAGACATTATAGTACAACGGCTGAAATTTCCTTTGTTTGCTACGTATGAAATTACATCATCTGCCTCCATATTGTCAAGAGAAAAAGTTTGTACAGGTAAACATTCTAAGTACTCCATCAATCTTGACATCTGTTGTATCATAGATTGTCTTTCACCGCCATCTTTAGTAAACTCTACTTTACGATTTAGTTTAGATTTAAAAGCACGGTTTGCTTTGTATTCAGGGTAGAGTTTTCTTCGTTTCTGTGAACCACCTTTACCATCGAAGACTATTAGGATTCTTGTAGGTTGTATAAGTCGTATTACATAACTCAACGACCTCAAGAATCCTATCATCCCCCCTACGTGATAACCATTGTCACTCATCATAGGAATAGCACTAAAGCATCTGATAAAGTTATTTAGACCATCTATTACTAACACATGGTCATTTAACTCTGTTGGTTTTGACGGGTTATTTTTTATTTCGTCAAACAGACTTAGGTATCGTTTTTTCATCGTATTCCTTTACTTTTTGTGCTATGTAATCTTCAAGTGAATGTTCAGGTATCCATCCTAAAAGTTTGTGTGCATTAATGTCTTCACATAATGTAACATCCATTTCTCCGGGTCTTGGTCCTATATTTACACTATCAGATTTGTACAATTTAACAAGTTCATTTATGCTGTAGTTTTTACCTGTTCCTAATTCAAAGTACTCTGCTCTCAAATCACTACGTCCTTGACAAGCAATCAAAGCACTACATATATCTAATACGTGAGTAAAGTCTCTTCTTTGTTCACCATTGTTTGTAACCGTTAAAGGCTTGCCGAGTTCTTTCAATTCATCGAATACTGCAACAACCGTAGCATATGCACTACCTGAAGGAATCATATAATCACCATATACATTATAAAATCTTGTTATAATAGTAGGCAAATCATACACTTTAGAATATAACTCACACAACAACTCACCATTGTACTTATAAAAAGTATATGGATTAGCAAAGTGGTCACCATGAGTAGAACTTGAGCCAGCATAAACAACAGGTATATTGCCTCTCATCCTAGCCCATTCTAATATATTTTGTGTACCGATTGTGTTAGATGAAAATGTATTCATCGGTTCATCAAATGAAGGCTGTATTCTCGCTAATGCCGCAAGATGATATATTATGTCAGGCGTACCTTCTGAGTCATCCCCTAATACAATATCATCTATACGTTGTTGAAAGAAATAGTCTGCAACATCAAACTCGTGATATATAACTCTGTCGCTATCGATTCTATTATGATGATAACCTGTTGAAAAGTTATCTAATACTTGAATATACGCTTCAGGTTGTTCTTTGAGTATCTTACTAATTAAATTAGTACCTATAAAACCAGCACCGCCTGTAATCAATATCTTCATTATAACTCGTCCGCAGGTTCATCAGTTTCTACAACATCATCCAATCCAAGAGCTGAAGTATCATATTTAAGAATCAAGACACTACAAATTTTTTCATACAACACATCTGCTAAGCCATCGTGTTTTTCAAGAATAGACTCAAAATCTTTTGATTGAAATTTGATATCTTCACCTTCGTGTTCTATAGTATACCAAGCGCCTGTTTGTTTAAGAAGTTTATATTCTTTCATAACTTGTAACCAAGATGATTTATCATCTATACCTCTATCGAAGTATAAAGGAAAGTCTGCGCGTCTCAAAGGCGGGCCTAATCTATTCTTGATAACTTGTGATGTTATAGTCATTCCGATTGTATTCTTTTTTGTATCTTTAATCTGACCTTTGTTCTTCAATCTAATACGAGTTGAAGCGTGAAAAGGCAATGCTTTACCGCCTGATGTTGTATAAGGGTCACCAAACATAACACCAAGTTTTTGTCTTAACTGATTAGTAAATACAAGTGCTACACGTTGTCTACCTATCATTTGAGTAATTTTACGAAGTGCTTTAGATATGATGATTGCTTTGTGTGTAGCATATCCATCTTTATCAAAATCAGCTTCCATTTCAAATTTAGTAGATGCCGCAGCTACTGAATCAACTAATATTGTTACTAATCTATTCTTATCACTTTCACGAACTTTAGTCACAATCTCTTCAATAGCTTCAAATATGTCTTCTACCGTTTCAAGATGAAGATATAACATTTTACTACTATCTACACCGATAACTTGTAAAAAGTCTTCACTAACTGCTGTTTCAGTATCTATATAAACTGCTACACCATCTTTCTTTTGAGTTTCTGCAAGTATATGTGCACCGAGTAATGATTTACCACTTGACTCTAAACCATTAATTTCTGTAATCCTTCCAACAGCTATACCACCATTTGGTCTATTAGATATTGCTAAATCTAATATACTCGAACCTGTAGATAAAAATTCTCTAATATCTGTGGGTGTTGTATCACTACCATCAAGAAAGTAAGCTACTTTTTGATTGCTAAATTTTTTGTTTAGGGTGTCGGCCAAAAGACCCTCTAACCCGTCTTTAGTATTAGACATACTATAACTCCTATTCGAATGGGGCGAACTTATGCCCGCCCCGAGTTTCTGTTTACGTTGTATTACTTATTGAAGAGTTGGTCGAACGCTTCTGAAGTGTCTTTAACCGTTTTCTTGGAAAGAACTTCAGTTGTCACCGAATCGCCTTTATCATTACCCTCTTCTTCAGATGGAGTCAACCAAGTATTAAGAACTTCAGTAAGTTCTTCATAGGTCTTCTCTTGATACATTTCTTGAATGTTTGGTTGTTCATTCAACATTTTATCAAGCATCTTATCATCTTCTGTGATTGGATTTTGATTAGGCTTGACCCTTATGTTAGTAACAGGAAAGTTCTTTCCTGCTTCTTCAGCAGAAATAAATTCTACCGTTACATCACGACCATTCATTGAATCTGTGATGTCACCATAATCAGGGTCTGCTATTACAGATAGAAGCTCTTGATAAACCATTTTACCAAAGCCCCAAAATCGAACACCTTCGCTTTCTTCACCACGAACTATTACAGGTGCAAATGTTCTCATTTTAGCCATGAGTTTCTTTGCTATCTGATAATCATCTTTGTTACCACTTGAACGAAGTTTTTGTGCAAACTCTTCGATTGGGTCAGGACGACCAAATGTTATCGGAGACAAATAAGTCTTGCCACCTAAATCATAATGAAAGAAAAGTTCCTGAAAAGGATTCTCTTTATTGTGTTGATAAGGCACGATTCGGACTACTTGTTTTCCTGGTTGTGGTTTCCAAAGATTATTGGTTTTCGTGTTAGAAGTTTGAAGTTGCTCTAACCTTTTGCGTATTGCTGTAATATCCATTTGATATTCTCCTATTGTTATTATTTAATTGTTAATTGTTACTTGAGTAACCATTCATATATAAGTATGGTTGTAAAATTCAAAACGTTAATTTATTTTTATAAATCAATAATTTCTTTTAATCGTGTATCTATTTTGTTTAAGCCTTGTTTATTTGTCAATAAAATACAATTACGATAGTTGTTCCATTGTAATCTATACGATGTGTCTAAGATACCGTTGTTAGCATTCCTAATTATAATGTTAACTGCATTGATTGTGTATAGTGTATTTGTTTCTTTCTTTCGATGTAATAATATTGTGTTAGGGAGAAATCCCGATACTTCTGATTTTAACACATTATAGGTCAACATTAACTCATTAGAGTTTTCTGTTCTTTCTAAAACATAAAGTTTTTTCATAGAAAGTGGTGCAGACTCTTTGATGAGTAAGACCATTTCAGTAAGTTCTTTCTTGTTAGAGAAAGTACAAAGTAGTTGTGAATCTATCATTATCTAACTTTTTTTCCTGTCTGCGCGTCTAAAGCTACGATTGCTGATGGATTAGTGTTTTCAGGACTTATCTTTTTCTTTGGTGGCGATGCGATACTAAATCCTTGGTCACAACTAAAATCCATTCCTGAAATAGTATTTATACCATCTGCTTCTACGGTTTTATATTTACCTTTTTTAATAACTTCGTCTGTGTCTGAATCTTTTTTAAATCCTGATATCTTGTGTGCAACATTATTAAACTTATTGTATTCTGTATCACGATTATTTATTCCTGCCATTACTTTTCCGTGCGCACAATGTTTCATAAAAGTTTCTTTAACTCTTCTCAAATCATCTTCAGTAAACCCTGCTTTCATAAGTTTTCCTTTATTCCCCGCTTTTTTCATAAATGCCGAAAAAGCTTTCTCGCCTGTTTCTAATCCTGCGTTGTAAATCTTATCATATTCTTCTTCTGTCATAATACCATCATTTACAACTTGTGCTTTAGTTGCATCTCTTACATCATCTAACTCTTTTATAACTTCATCACTTGGTGGATAATCATCTCCATTGTAAACTTTATCATATGTATCAAGTAAATCATTTATAGTTTTTCGTGTGCTTTTATTCTTATAAACGGTTAACGATACTTTACCAGCAGAAGAAGACCTAGCTCCTGCATCATACTTTACACTTTCACCGCCTGATACTTCAATACTAACTAATACTTGTTGTATTGATTCTGCTAATTTTTCAGGGTCTTTTGTATCGCCTGGGTCTTTTATAGCATAAACATCAGTTACTTTAAAAGTTTCAGATGATGGTAAAATAGCAGTAAATCCTTGTGATAATCTGTGCATATAAGTTATAGCTTCTGCTACTTCAGCACGTGAAGTCATCATATCACCTAATGCATTCATCTCTACTAATATTTGCCCCATATCTTCATTAAATTTATTTGCTCTTTCTTGTTGTTCTTCAAATGATAGATTATCCCATTCAGGGTCTTCTAATGGGTTTTTTACATTTCTAATTAATTCTGCTAACTCATAATGGCTTCTTGATAATGGTGGATGAGGAGGCGTAGTACTTTCTAATTTTTCTTCTAATGTATTTGCTAAGTCTTGTAAACATTGATTAATTGCAGTCTTTTTACCTTCAGTAGTACTTGTATCACCATAATCAACTACTTCTAATTTACCTTTACTTGCCTCAGCTGTCTCTGCTAATAAATCTATTTGGTCATTATATCTTTGTATACCTAATACTGCTTTTCTTGCTTTTCTCTTCGCTTCACCAGCGTCCATACCTTTTTCTATCAAAGCTTTTTCTACATCACTTATTCTTGGTACAGATTTTTTCGTATGTGTTTGACCTGCAATAGTTGCACTTACAACTTTACCTTTCTTTTTGTCTATCTTAATTTTTTCTTCTTTTCTCTTTTTATTTATTGCTGTAGGAGCCATCATCTTTGAAGTGGTTCTTGAATTAGTTGGTGATGCCATTTTTAGTCCAACTGCATCTGCTAATTTTACTATTTCATCATATGGTGCTTTACCTTTTCCACCTGTCATTGTTGCTTTTTTTCTTGCTTGTCTTGCAGGTTCTCCGCCACCTACACTTTTGTTACCGAATCTCCAATCATTTGGACTTATGTCTGCTATGTAAAATTCAGCACTTCGTTTCTCTTCATCAGGCTGTCCTTTTTGGTCTTTTACTGCTACCCATCTTCTCAATGAATTTATCTCATCGTCTGTCATTGTTTCTACTTTTTCTTCTTTAATCTTTTGAATAGCAGAACTTATATTTTTCTTATCTTCATCAGGAATAACGTTTGATTCTTGAACTCCTGCATTAACATTATCAAGTCCATGGTGTACTTTTAAGACTTCTACTTTTTCACCTTTAGGTCCTACTTTTCCTGTAATGTCTTTATCTAAATTAGGATTTTTAGGTTCTCCTGTAGGTTTACCAAATTCATCTAAACCTTTCTCCGCATATTTTTCTTTTTGTTTTTCTACTTTAACATCAATATCATCTTTTGGCTTTTCTGATGTTTCTTCATCATCCTCGTCTTCTTTTTCTTTAGCATCTAATGCTTTTTGTGATTTAGGGTGGTCTTTAATATATTGTGCTTGTTGTTCAGGAGACAATTTTGTCCACCACTCATCGTCTTCTCTAATAAATCTTTCAGATAATTCTATAACATCAGAGTGTGAAAATCCTATAGATAAGAGATAATCGTATAATGCTTCTCTATCTTCTTTTATAGTGAAGTCAGGATAGCCTTTATCATACATCCAAGATATATTGGTAAGCAGTTTATCAAATGAGTTCATCGTAGTTTTTACCTCGTTTCATCTTGACAGGGAATCCATCTTGTTGTAACTCTTTTTGAACAATTTCAACAAATTTATCTCCATCGTTTTTATTGTAGTCAAACAAAAAACTATCATAATGATATAATACTAACGTACTTTTAAAGTCTTTTGTTTTTTTTAACAAACTCTTTAATACTAATATGTTTCTCTCTGTTTCTAAACTTTGTATCATATAATTAAAAAGTTTTGAAGGATAAAAGTCCTTTACATCTAATGTTATTCTTCTTTTATAAATATCAGTTACTAAAACTTTATCTCTCTTAAAACGTGACCACAGATTAGTGTAATATTTCTTAACCTTACCGAAAAATTCGTGTGTTTTTGCTATATCATCAGGTACACCACCATATAAATACTTAAAAGTCATCGTCTTTGACTCTTCGTAAGATACGTTATATAGTTTACTAAAATGTTCGTGTACACTCTCAGCACCAAAATCATATCCTATAATCTTACCAATCAATCTTACGTGATAAGCATCAAAGTCAAATTCAATTAATTCATCATATCTACTTTCTATCATCTTACGTGAACCATCACTTTTATTCATAGCCGCAAAGTTTAAACCATCATAAGTATTACTCGGTCTACCTGTAGGAGTCAACACATTATAATTAGTAAACATCAAATGGTCTTTCGAAACATTATCTGATTGTCCAGCTGGTACTCTTAGTGGATTGACACATAATCCAACTCGTTCTACATCTGCAAATACTTTATTAGCATCTGAATAAAACTCATTATATTCATCACCTATATTTTCTTTATAGTTTGTGAACAAATCTTGACAATACTCTAAATGTTTCATTAAAGGAATAACAAAATTATTCATCCCTTTAGAATGAAAATATCTATGTGAAGTAGTCAGGAATATATGATTATCAACTAAATTTCCTTGTTTCTGAAACTCTGCTTGTTGTAAATCAATAACGTTACTAAAATTAGCAAAGTGGCAAACTGCTTTTATATCTGCTACGTATTTAGGAACATCAGTATCTAAATGTAATAAACAATCTAAAGTTAGTTCAGGAGCTTCATCGTGATTGAATGATAGCATATATTCGTTATCGTTAGATAACCGTACGTATAGCATCAACGGATAATCGTTTAATGGATGTTTGTTTTTACTTCCTATGAAATGTAAGAACACCCAATCAGAAGAACGATATTCATCCACAAAGTCCTCAAATTGGTTGTACTTTTCTATTATAACCACGTCTTAATATATAACTTTTTATTGATAATGTCAAGTATTATTTTTAATAACTTACGTTTCCGCCTGCTCCTCCTGTCATTACACCTGCCGGCGGTCCTGATAATGCGCTACCTGTTTTTTTAAGTTTCTTTGGAACTATTTCATTGTTTTTTTCTTGTAGAGGTATACTCTGTGTAGGTGCAGGAACAACTATGTTTCCTTTTGCATCTCTTGGTATTTTTTCAATACCTAATGATTTACGTTGTTTTGAAAGTTCACTTGCTGTTGGTATAATGTAGTATTCTATATAATTAGATAACATTCTATCAAGACCAGGATGTTTAAAATTTTCATCAAAAACCGTTCTTCTATTTTGAGTGAACACATCTTTAGCTTTCCCTGTTAATCTCCATTCAATACTAAATTTTTCATATAACGGAGAATCAAAATCTTCATCTACTTCTTTAAGACCTTCACTTGGGTCATTTCTTCTAATAACAAAATATCGTGTAAATGAACCATTAACGTAATCATTAGATTCCGGCCCTTCTTTTATAAAAACATCTGCCATTGGTTCATATGTTTTTCCAAAGTTATTAGTGTAAGCAGAGAAATTACTTTCGTCTACAGGATTCAAAGGTTTAATTATTCGAGATGTAGGTCCGTGACTTTCACCCGTCATATAATATTCTTCAAAGTCAAATGTATAATGTATATGATAAGAAGTTCCTTTTTTAACTAAAGTACCATTAGAAACATATATAAAAGATGTGTTGTCAGGTACGCTTCCTGCATTAGGAACTGCTCTCATAGTGTTATCTTGAATTTGTCGTATTTTATCATAATCTATCATTATAATCTCGATTGATATGTTCTAACATCTGAAGGACCATTTGGACCTGTTAGTCTCTTTAAATAATTATAACTACCATCTTCTTTTATTTCTGATTCAGCTGCCCTACATCGTGACTTTTGACTTTTTTCTTTAGACGCACCCGGCTCTCTTGCTTCTATCATTGAATCCCAAAATTTTCTTCGTTCACTAAATGGTACAGGGTCTTCGCCTCCACTTTCTCTTCCTGTTCCATACATTACTTGGTTTTTAAAATAAGTTCCTCGTTGCGTTACGTTTAATCTGTCTGTAGTAGTTATTGCGGCTTCAGCTTTACCTAATACAGCACCAAGTGTTTTCCATTTAGGAACTAATCTATATATTAAATTATTTTGCCACTCATCCCCACCAAAATAACTTGAAGGAGGTGTTGCTGGCTTCTTTTTCTTTGTTCTCTTTGGTTTTCCTGAAGGAGGGTCTTGACCTGGACTTGGCTGTGCATTAGGGTCTCGCATCAACGCAGGATTCATAGGTGCTGGTCTTCCTCTTTTTATTTTAATATTTTTTCTGTCGTTTTTCTTTTTGTCTTTTAAAACCGTTAATTTTGTTCTTTCAGGTTGATTTAATATAGCATTAATAATGTCATTTGTAAAATCATTATCTTGTCCTGTTGTGTTATTAGGGTCATTACCTACTTGTGCTTGTAGAGTCTTTCTCATCTCCTGTATCTTATCACCTATCATCATACCATCTTCTGTTTTTCTATTTGCTATATAACAATAAGTTGTTTCTCTTTTATCCCATTCACCAAAGTTCGAATTATCATCACCTGCAACAGAATCAGAATACTCTAATCTTGTGTATAATCTATCAAGTAAATCTTTTGGGTCTTTGCCGAATGATTGAAAATAAGTTTTTCTTATATTATTAAACTCTTCTATACTCAAAACATCTGTAACACCTAAAGAGAATATTATAGGGTGTGAGTTTTCACGACCTTTAGGATATAATTTAACATCTTGTTGTGGCGCGTCTTTAAATGGTTGTATGTTCGCTTTCCCATCTGTCATCTGTAATATTATATTAGCAGTTTCATTCTCTACCATAGCATATGGAATAAAGGGCGGCGGAGGGGGCGGTACTTCCCAATCTTCAAACGAATCAAAATCTAATTCTTCTAATTCTACATCATCAGCTATATCTTCTTCATCTGATGGAACAGGAATAGACGGTCTTGGTACGGGTGGTATAGGAGGCGGTTTAGGCATATCTGAAAAATCTTCAAACTCTAACGGTTCTAAAGGCAAATCATCTGCGATATCTTCTTCATCTGAAGGAACAGGTATGTTAGGATACGGCACATTAGGTAATGGGTCTCCCACAGGTGTAGGAGCTGGTTTTGGTTTAGGTTTAGGTGTTGGATTAGATATTATTTTTTTAATGTTTTCTTTTTTCTTTTTAAATATTTTTTTAGTTTTAGACTTCTTTTTAGGTTGTGGCATAGACTTAGTTTTTCTTCTCATCAATCCTGTAATAGAAGTTTCCCACCCGTCAGAAGTTAATTCTTGTTCTATATTTTTAACAATAAAAAAGAAGTTGTCACTAATTCCATCAGGTAAATAACTAACCGTAAAAGCTTGTCCTGGCAGTATACCACTTATTCCATCTATCTTGAAAGATAACTCAAAATAACTTATTGTATTATTTAATTTTTCTAAAGAATTTACATTATCAAGATAAATTACGTGGTCTATATAGTTTTGGTAATCAGAATGTGTACTGATTGATACATAAGGAACTTTTCTACTACCGGCGTCTACATTCTTTACAATAGTACTATGAGTCAAACTAAATTGGTTAAGAGTTATCCCACCTGCATTACCGCCTTTTACGTCTATACCTGTTATCATAGCTGTACCGGTGTCAGGGTTACTCGTATACTTTCCTGATAGTGAAAATAAGCCGTCCATTTGGTCCGACATTTTTGCGAGTCCTTTATTTAAATCAGGATACATATCACGAGCTTTTTTATCTTCCGCATCAGGTGTAGAATCGTGTTCATTAGTAGGTGGTCGATTTTGTAATACATATGTTGGAGCGATACCAGCAAATGATGGAGAATACTTTTCTCTTGTAACTCTTAAAAAGTTTAAAGGAGCATCAGATATAACTTCTTCTGATGGGAGAGCTCCACGTGAACCATTTTCGACAATAACATTTATGTCTGTTACACTGCTTATATTAAAAGCAGGAGCGTCTTCTTCAGGGTCATAATCGGGTCTCGCAATACTTGAAGGCGGTGCTTCATTATTTTGGGTTAATGGGTAAACAATACGCCCAAATGATGAAGCATATACCGGATTATAAAGATTAGCAGTTGGTCTGTCTTTAATATTTAAATCTTGCAACAACTCAGCTTTTAGGCCTGAATTAAGTCCGCCTAACACATCAGTTAAATCAAAGTTTGTGCTAGCTCCTATAGTAGCGGCCAATTCTACGTTCTTAGGAATTTTACTATTTAATTCTAAAGACTTTACAATAGAGTTTTTTGAATATACATCAAATATGAAATGTTCTTGTTTATTAGAATTTCGTAAATCATAAACACTTAAAAATCCAGGTAAGTGTACATTTGCGCCTACTTCAAAGTTTGGAAAGTTGTGAAAGTTAGAAGATATTCTATTATAAAGATTCATCAAGCCTTCTCGTAGACTTCCTACACACGACATTTTGTCAAAAAATACGTTTCTATCTTGAAAATATGTTATATCATCTTTAAAAAATATATCATTATCTTTACCTAAAATTTCTGTGATTTCTCCTGAACTATCTCGTTTCAACGTAGGAAAAAAGTTTCTATCACAAAAAGCTCTGTTATTAGTTCCTAAAAAAGAGTCTTGTACTACGTTTATATTAACATACATATTTCGTAGTTTTGCTTGAACGTGATTTGGGTTTGTTGCTTTAGCATCTTTTGATTCATCAGAAGTTACTACAGGATTAGTTATTATAAAACCACGACCTTTGGCTAAAATTTTTCCTAATGCTTCAGAATACGATTTCATCATCGGAATTTGTTCTTTATCATTAGATTGATGTATTCCTAATTGTGTACGACCAAGAAGTGCTTTCATAGCTTCTGTATTTATTAAACAATCAGTAAAACTTTTTGGTACCAATTGTCTGTGTGTTAACATTAAATTACTTTCTAACAT